GCCAAACTTATGGCTGAGGAGTGGTGTAAACAGCGTAAAGGGCGGATTGTCTACACGTGTGGTCTCAATGCTGAGCAGGTCGGGGATGCTTTTCGACGTGCTCTTGAGGACATTTCTGTCCCTAAAGGAGACCGCGTCGTTATTATTGAAGACGACCAATCCCGCTTTGACCTTCATATGGGCCGTGGTGCCTTTGATGCCATTGACTATTTTTACCGGGCTATGCTCCCTCATAAGGTTCGACGCATGCTGTACCGGAAAATGTCAACTGGCACCTTCTTTGAAGGCACCCGCATTCGTGTGCCCTACACCATGCAATCCGGCTGGCCGGACACTTCTCTCGCTGACACTTTTGCCAATGCACTCATGAAAACTTTCATTCATGGTGTTAACGGCAATTGGAGTACTATCATTTGTGGTGATGACAGTGTCACTGTCACCACCCAATCTGAACTTGATCGTCTTGGTGGCATTGAAGGACTCAAAGCCGCCTACGCCCGCTTTGGTATGGAAACCGAAATATCCGTCCGAATTAACCCTCTGGACGTTGAGTTCTGTTCTTCGCGCTTTCTTCCGGTGGGTGATACTTTTGTGCTCTTTCCCAAGGTTGGGAAAATTATTGCCCGCGCTTTTTGGGATCCTGTCAATCGTACCACTTGTAACCAGTATGCCTGGGCACGTGGCGTTTGCAATTCCCTTAACATGCTCGGCCATTATGATCCCATCATTAAGGCCCTCTCAACCGCTGTTTTACGTTCGGTTGGTGATGGTAAAGTCATTGATGAAGTTGAGCGCAATCCTTATAAAATTGCCGTTGCTGGATCTCTCGTTCCCGATTTATCCAGCCTCCGGCTCTATTATATGCACCATTACTCTTTCTCACCTGCTGACATTTCTGTCGTGTCACAACGTTGGCGAGAGTTGTCGTTGGTTCCTGGGTTCGTAGCCCACTGACCAGGCATCTCACGCTTGTTGACACGCCCATGTGAGCTGCGCTGTACTGCGACCCTCAGCAGTATAATCTGTAGGGATACTTTTGAACTGCCGTGCTGTGTGACGTGCACACAGCATCTACA